ATTTACGAGACCCCGTTAGAACTAGAGCAAAAAAACTTACAGCCAAAAGACAAGCAAACTATATCGAGGGTCGATTAGGACTTATCATTGATGGTACAGCTAGAGAGTATGATAAGATTGCAAGACAATCAAATGATCTAAAACAATTAGGATATGACACATATATGGTATTTGTAAATACATCATTAGACGTTGCATTAGAGAGAAACGCAAAAAGACCTAGAAAAGTACCAGAACCAATTTTAACTAGATCATGGAAGGCAGTACAAAGTAACATTGGTAAGTTTAGTTTACATTTTAGACAAGGATTTATAGTAGTAGATAATAATGATGCAAAAGAAGATGTGTTTAGAGAGGTTACAAAAAGAGTTAAATCATTATTGAGAAAACCAGTAAGAAATGGTAGAGCAAAAGAATGGATAAAACATCAATTAGACCTTAAGAGAAGAAAGTAATCTATGTTGATGGCATTGGTAACACTATTCACAGCTCTAGCGATATCTGGTATAGCTGCATTCTATTCAATCGTAGGATTGATGGCAATATTCAGTGGCGCTGCGATGCAGATTGCTATCATGGGTGGTGCATTAGAAGTTGGTAAGTTAGTAACAGCATCATGGCTTTATCAGAACTGGCGAAACAAACTATTAGGACGAGCTCTCAAAACATATCTATTTACAGCAGTCTTAGTATTAATATTCATCACATCAATTGGTATCTTTGGTTTCTTATCCAAAGCACACTTAGACCAAGTAAGACCAGCAGGTAACAATCAACTTATCATATCAACTATTGACAAACAAATAGTATTTGAAGAGAAACAGATTATAAGAGCTGAAGAGACACTAGCATTATTAGATAAAGCATTAGAAGTTTACATCGATAAGGAGTATGTTTCACGTGGACTAAAAGAACGAAAGAAACAAGAAGAAGAAAGAACTGAACTTAACAATGCAATCAAATCATCTACAACAAAGATAGTAGAACTAAACAATGAGAAGTTTGCAGTAGAAAAAGAGCAGTTAGTCATAGAGGCAGACGTAGGACCACTCAAGTATATTGCTGAATTGGTATATGGGGATCAGGCCAAAGACATGTTAGACGAGGCAGTTAGAGGATTGATTATTATATTCATATTTGTATTTGACCCTCTTGCAGTATTATTACTTGTTGCGGCCAATATGTCATTTAGAGATAGAAAAGAACAAAAAGAGAACAAAAATAAGAGGAAAGATGAACTCGCTAGTATTACTAGAAAGTATCAAAGACTTCAAACTAGACAAAAAAATTTAAAGAAAAAGATCAAGAAAAACACAACCCCTATTAGAACTATTGTACAAGATCAAGGGGGCATTAGAAAAGTCACAAAATCAGTAGGAAACGTAGAAACGTCTCAATACGAAGAAATATAGTAAATTAGACACGCTTAGCGACACGCTAGCAGGTGTTTTAAACCCTTTTGGATAGTAGGATACCCCCTAAAATAAGGGTATTTTATGCCTTGACAATATACTCTCAACCCTATATTATTAAAGAGAATCAACTAACAGAGAGGTTAATATGAATACAACTGATACCGCACTAAAAGAAATGTATGATGCATTTGCAAAATGTAAGACTAAGAAATCAAGAGTCGAATTCTTAAAAACTCACAAAGAAAGTGGATTGTACAAATCTTACGATATAAAATGGGATAATTTAATGATGTTCCATGCCAAGAACAAAAAGAGAACATCTGAACAAAATAATACCATTGACAATCAAGACGAATCGTGATATATTAATAATGAAAGAGAGGTCATAATGAGTAAAACAAAAGACTATTTTTGGACAGAGGCAGAAAATGCTATGTCTAAAGCAATTGATGCTGTAAAAGACGGTTGGTTAATCGAACTTGCAGTTAACGAGTTAAAAGATAAGGACTGTGCTTGGTCACTTCTTGGATACGATGAATTTGAGGATGACTTAACAAGTTGGTTAACAGACTATATTAATGAGGGGGTGGCACATGCTTAGTTTTGCAATATTAGGCGTATCACTTATTGGTGGTATTTTATTAGTACATAAAATTATATCATGGATTTAACTTCAGGTATATTATTATTTTTTTTAGGTATAGGTGTGTCTGTCGCTGTGTTTGCGGCGATACTCTATGCGATGAAAAGAGAAGGTGAAAACAAAAATGATATTTGAAGTATTTTTGTCTTTAGCTGGTTTTGCAGTAATCTATCTTGCGATTATGGGATTATTAGTATTATGGAATAAGGAAGAGGTTAAACATGTCAAATCAAAGAAAAGGTAAGTATCAAAGTAAAGATACAAGTCATAATGACATGAAGTTTTTTAAGTGTCTAAAGATGGCAGGTACAGTATTAAAAAGTGAAGGTAAAGAAGACGAGGCATTTTATTTCGAACAATTGGTCGATCATTTATCAAGTGGTAAACACTTACCATTGACAGAGGAAGAAATGACGAGGGCGTTAGGTGTCTAATAAAGAATACGCAACTTATAGTGTTCATAGGAGCTCAAGGGTCGCACAATTTTGGGCGAACAAACGTGGTGGCGATTATCTAGGATACAAAGATGGCGAAGATTTTACATTCTCATTAGAACGAGCAGGCGAAACACACGTAGGTATTGATAAAGGTGCTTTCGTTGTTGGATATGAGAAAGAGGAAGAGTTTCAAATTTATACGGAGGGCATGTGGTAGACACCTTTTGTGCTATATTGCTAGTTGGTGGCATGTACGTAATGGATTGTGTTAAACTTGCAGACATTGGTGTAGAACCAATGACAGTATATGAGTGTAGTGATTGGGCTGAAGATGTAAGAAAAAAAGTATCTTACTACGACAGCGATAACAACAGACATATTTTAAAAACAAACGAAGGTGATTGGTTTGGCTCTTATTGTGGAGACCCTTATGAGTGATAAAGAACAACTAGAATTATTTGATACAACAGATCAATTTGGTAATGATACCCATTCAGCACCATTAATCAAAATAGATGAAAAAAACCAAACGTTAAAACAAAAACTAATAGACCCTCACGATCAAACTAATACAGTTAATAGTGATTGGGGTAATCTAGGTAATCATACTCTAGCAATAATTTGGACAGCATGTATATTATTTGTTTTGTATGCAAGTTATTAATATGAATGAAAAATTAAACGATAAGATAAAAGCATTAAACTCATCAAGAGTATATAAGAAGATAACACCAAGACATGATCTATCATGGTATGTCAAGTGGGCATCGTCTGTATTAATTTTACTAGCAGTTGCTAGTCGAGCAACAGGCACGTTACCAATGTTTGATCTATGGTTTAGTTTGATAGGAACTGTTGGATGGTTTACAGTAGGAATGCTGTGGCACGATAGAGCTCTGATTATGTTAAATGGTGCTCTAGTCATGGTGCTAGTCATGGGATTACTAAAGGCATATTTTGGTGCATGACATGGTTAACCCATACTTCGATGAACTATCAACTGTTCAAATTGATGATGAACTAAAAACTTGTCGCAGATGCAATGAGTCTAAGCATTATACAGATTTCGCACATAGGTCATATAACAAAAATGGTGACAAAGAATATAAGAACTATTGCAAAGCATGTGATAAGATCGCCGCAAAACAAGTTTCCAATATCAAAAAACAAATAGGTGCAATACCAGACAATCATGTGTGTGATTGTTGTGGTCGTGATGAGCCAACTATATTAGAACAATATAGATTGTTTCAAAGAACGATGAAAAAAACAGTATGGACATATGACCATGACTACAAGACAGGTAAATTCAAGGGTATCATATGTCAACCTTGTAATAGTGTTGTTGGTAATCTACAAGACGATATAACACTTGCTGACAAGGTTGTTAAATACATAAAAAGAAATTATGAATGACACATATTGCATAAAATTATTTAATGAGATATTTTCTGACTCAGCATCAAAGTACAGATTTTGTTGTCATGCTGATATAAACCCTGACATTGCCGACATGAACCTGCATAATACGATGCCATTTGACTATTTCAAATCAGCCAAGATGGAGCAGATCAGAGATGATGCTTTATCAGGCAAAGCCATAGCTGGTTGTGAAGTTTGTTACAAAAAAGAAGCCGAAGGACAAGAATCTTATCGACAACAATACAACCAAGGCAAAGACCTACCAACAACCGTAAAAAACATAGACTTAAAGCTACGTATCTTTGGTACATTTTGCAATCTAGGTTGTTATATGTGTATACCATTTGACTCATCAACTCGTAGAGTAGAATTACAAAAGTCTGGTCTAAAAGATATGTGGTATGAAATGGAGTCAGCAGATTGGACTATGGACAAACCTATCAATCTAGGTAAGAAGAGATATGAAGAGGTCGAAAACAATCTTATTGCAAATATAGATTACGTAAAGCGATTACGTTTTTATGGGGGTGAACCAATACAACTACCTAGAATGTGGTCGTTTCTATCAAAGATACCAAAAGACAAAGCCAAGAACATAGAAATATTGATATCAACTAATCTAACACAAACAGAATACGATGGTTATTCTATTGAGTGGATAAAGGAACGATTTAAAAAACTCATACTTAACGTTTCTGTAGATCACTATGGTAAGAAATTAAAGTGGATAAGATACCCTATCAATGTATTTGAGTTTGAGAAAAACCTAGCACTATATCGTAAAGACATCAACTGTCTCAATGTTGCAGTATCAATGCTAAATGTATATGACTTGAAAGACATAGAGAAGCATTATAACATACCAATAGAATGGGCGGCAGTAATAAACCCTAACACACTATCCATACGACACATACCAGACAAAGACAAGGTAAGGTATATTCCTAATAAAGAAATAGAAGATGAACTGTTTAAAGAAGCTGATAATGACATGTATGTTAAGGGTATGGAATACGTAAAAAGACTAGAAACACACAGAGGTCTAAAGTATGGATATTAACAAGATCAAACCAGCAAGATTGTTTACATTTGGATGTAGCTTTACAAAATACAGATTAAACACATGGGCAAACATACTTGCGGCAAAACTAGAACCTAAAAAATTTTACAACTTTGGCGCTTCTGCGGCTTGTAACCTGTTTATCGGAACTCGACTCTCTCAAGCTATAAAATTTTATGATATCGATGAGAATGATTTGGTTATGGTCTGTTGGACAGATATTGATCGTAATAGCATTATAGAAAACAACGTATGGCAACTCAAGGGTAGTATTGTCATGAACTATAAAGACAGAGAATATACAGAGGACGATAGATCGCTGTATTCGCAGAGAGACGCAATGATCATACAGAACTCTTATGACACATTACAACAACATAACATACCATTTGACATGTTTTCTATGGCAAACTTTAAAAAGAGCATGACACCATCTATTGCAATATTATATCATGATGTGCTATCAAAACTTAAACCATCCATGATTGACGTATGTATGGGGGGTAAAATACAAAACCCAGATGATACACTACATGGTGATGCTCATCCAAGCATGAGACAGCATTTAAAGTATTTGATAGAGGTATTTAAAATGCAACCAACAAAAGAGATAACAGATTTTATTAACAAATATAATCTTGATAAAAATCCACCGTGGTTACGTAAGAGAGAATCAATTGACTATAATTGGTTTCAAGACTTGGATATTAGCACATGAGATATTTTACATTTGGTTGTTCGTTTACAAAATACTCTCAAGGAAGCACTTGGGCGGATATCTACGCATATCAAAATGATCTAGAACATTATAATCATGGAGAAGGTGGTGCGAGTAATTTGTTTATCGCAAGTCGTGTACATGAAGCCATACACTTTTACGATATTGACAAGGACGATGAGATTGCGATATGTTGGACTTTTCTAGGGCGTCATTCTAACGTCAAACCAGACATAGAACTGGCGATATGTCAAGGAGTTATAAACACACTACAATACAAAAAAATACCACATAAAATATTCTATGTCACCAATCTTCTTGCAAATCTTGAGGAAACTGACAAAATCAAAGGACAAATGTTAAAACTATTGTATTCAAAGATACAAAACGATACACTAGCGTATACCGACATACAGAAAGTTTACAATGGACTTAGAGGACACCCTACAATCAAAGAACATATACAAATGTTGCAGAAAAACAATATCACAATCGACAAACCAAAGATATTTGAACATGCAAATCAATACAATGACAAACTGAACGAGAGAACGCCAAAGTTGACGAAAAATCATGTTGATTCATACTTTAGAAAGGATATAGACAATGAATGATAAAATATATCATATAAATGAAGAGTGTATACCAAATAGTTTTTGTGACAAAATAATAAACAACGGCGAGTCACAAACTATTGAGCAAGCAAAACTAGCATATGGTAACAATGCAAATAGAAGTTCTAAAATATCATGGATAAGAAATGCAGATAAAGAATTACAAAAAACATTAAATCATTTTGTTCAATTTTCAAATAAAGAGAGTAAGTGGAATTACTCAATAACAGCATTTGAATCATTACAATACACAATATATAACGAAGGTGATTTTTATAACTGGCATGTAGATCAACTAACGCCTTATGAAAATAACACTATACGAAAGTTAAGTTTTACTTTATGTCTTAATGATGATTATGAGGGCGGAGATTTTGAAATATGCAATCCACATCCGATACCAGAGTACTCTACTACAACAACATTTAAATTACAAAAAGGCGATATGATTGTCTTTCCTAGTCATATATGGCATAGAGTTAAACCTGTCACAAAAGGTATCAGAAAATCATTAGTAGGATGGGTGGTAGGAAATGTTTGAGACAATTGCAGCTGGATTTTTATGTCTTGCAATGAATGTATATCACGAGGCAAAAAATCAACCATTTGAGGGTCAAGTCGCAGTCGCTCAAGTAGTACTGAATAGAGTAGAGGACAAAAGATTTCCCAATACTATATGCGAAGTAGTAGAACAAGGACCAGTGTATGAGAGTTGGAAGACAAGGAACGATGATACGCTAGACCCTATCTATTGGCCCGTAAAAAATCGTTGCCAATTCTCTTGGTATTGCGATGGTAAATCAGATAAGATCAGATATAAGGAAGCATGGAAGAACGCAATGATGGCCGCCGCCATTGCTAATTCTTTAAAGGCAGAGGATATAACGCTCGGCGCTACGCATTACCATGCTACATATGTAACACCAGAGTGGGCATCAACGAAGAGAAAGACCATACAGATAGGTGACCACATCTTCTATGTGTGGGAATGAGGAAAAAAGTTTCAAAAATCTAGCGAAGGCCATGTCGCACCATAATAAATAATTACCAATATGCCATTACCAATACGAAAACTTATAGTCAAACTTCGAATGCTTTATTGTGATATCAGAGGACATCACGGTATGAAGTGGAATTACGAACCAGGAGAGCACTATATGAGAGGTAATAGGAACAAGAGAACCCCAAAACATCGATAATCGGAAGAACTAAAAAAAGGCTCAAAAGAATATAGGGTCTTTGTGTTTAAATCCTGCGGCACCTCGGCATTTTTTCTGAGGTTTCTCAGAGTTACACACGAAAAAGGCCTGGTGGCCATACACAGCTGCGACAGCATTGACCAAAATAACCCTTGACAAGTTTGGCGTTTACCTGTATAATACCCTATGAGGGTGCTGGGTATAGTATATTAGCTCTAAGCATTCTCATAGTATTCTCAAAGTATCTCAGAATAACCCTTGACAATTACCCCCAAATGATGTATTATGAAAGAATACTCGGTAGTGAAATGAAATCCATTGTATAATGTAGATATGAGAAACACCGAGTATGCGCCGAGACTTCTTTAAGGATGTTGTGGCCCACGTAGGATGTTCTGTCTGAAAGTTCCTCGTAGAGGTGTGGGGTGGAAGTAGAGGTCTCGGCAATCCTCATAGTTTACTCAGAGGCCCCCTTTCGCCTTATATACTAGGTCAGAGGTAATCTATAAATGCAATATATAGTTTCTAGAATATATCAATGTTCTTTCTTTGTTCTCACCCCCACCCCCCTAAAACTGGTGTCTTTTCAAACACTTAAATGCCTTGACAAATACGTCTGCGTATGATAGTATTATCATATGAATGAGAGAGGAATCAACTAAAATGACATAACAATGAATACACACGCAAACAGCGGGGTTCTCTAAAGCATCGTAGTTACCCCTATGTGTATGCACTAAAGCGATGTTCGCCGTGTCTGGGCCTACTCTTCGATGCCCTTATGTAATTTGACACGGTGTCAATGATTATACAAGAGAGGATATTATGTTAAAAGGATGTATAGGTTTTAGTCATATTCAAGGTTCTTGGATATGGACAATGTTAATTGTAAGAGGAAAGCATGTTAAACGTGTACCTCTTCTATATCCTTTTTACTTAATATGCAATATACTATGGAAAAAATATTATGGGTCTACTCAACAATTTAACCCTTTTAAACAAAAACTATAAAGTCGAGGTACATCATGTCTTTGATGATCTCTATGGTTATCATATGAAACATGTTGCTGACATATATGTGTCGGACAAACTGAATACAAAAGATGCGTTAGACAAAGCGTATATGTTATCACAAAGTATTAGTGATGCATGGTATCAAAACAAATATGTAGATTGTAAAGTTTCACACGCCAGAAGTACGCAGATGGGTGACATATTCAAACTAAATAATGTCAGTTATGTGGTTACGGACAAGGGGTTCGAGCAGAGCGATCTTTCAACCTCGGGTGGATACCAATAAAGTTTAAGGGCGGCGGATGAAACTATCAGACTTCAATCATAAAAATAACATAGAAGTAACCGAGACCTATCCTTTTTCTCATACAAACGTTTTATCCGAAGTTGAATCCAAAGAAATCAAAAGACACACAGGTCAAACTGTTAATGCACATATCGATTTAGAATTAACCACACGTGAAAACGTTGGTGTTACTTTTACATCTAACGTTAAATCCTACATGACAGATTGGAATATGCACAAAAACTTTGAGAGTTTTGCACACATTGGAAATATTGCTTGTCGTGTAGCGAAAAAAATCTCTGCGAATATGTTTAAACCCAATATGTTTATTGGAGAGAGCTGGGGTATTGTTTATAATAAAGGAAAACATACCAAACGTCATAGTCATTGGCCGTACACTTACGCATTTGGTTATTATTTGACAGATTGTGACACGAGTCCTTTACTTTTTCCTACTGCTAACAAGAAAATATATCCTAAAAAAGGTGATCTTATTGTATTTCCTGGTCATGTACAACACGAAGTAGCAACAATTGAAGACAATATTGAAAGAATTATGGTCGCTGGAAATCTATTTCATAGTTGGGAAACGACAAAAGAAACAGAAATTAATAATTATTTTGGACAAAAGCATATACGATGAAAGAATTTGACTATAACATAGACTACAAGCACACAATGTTTAGACCAAATGATACTCGTTATCGTATTGGTCGTGGTGAACAAGGAGTATTACTGGTTCGTCCTTATACAGAGAACATATGCCAACATTGGCGATTTAAAACCGTGGCGATTGCAAAAAAATCAGCCAAAACTATTTACGAGATGTATGTTGATTATAAAAAAATACATGATTTTGTTGGTATGGATATGTGTAGAAAGTTTTTAGAGATGGGTTTTACCCGAGCGAGGCGTTATGCGAACCATAAAGATGGTCGAAAGTATGTACAAACTCACGATGAAAAGTTTAGACCACTACCACAAGCAAAGGATTGGGCAACAAATGAGAAAGCAAAAGCCGCTCGTGTCTTTAAAAAGTATAGAGATTTAGTAACTCAAGATGAAACTTACATCGAAATGAGAAAGTCATGGCGTCAACATGAGAATAGTACTATATAAATCCCCCTCAAAGTATATGGTTCATGATTTTAAAGCAGATGAACTATTAGATATCCTTGACATTGTTAAACAACTTGGAATAAAATATTATGTGATTGCGTACTAAATAATCACATGGCAAAAAATCCTCAGCACTATATGGGTCTAGATGGCTTTAAATGGTTTGTTGGAGTTGTAGAAGATAATAACGACCCTGATAAACTAGGAAGAGTCAAAGTAAGATCATATGGTTTCCATACAAAAGATTTAACAGATATACCAACGGATAGTTTACCGTGGGCGTCTGTTATGTCGCCAACAAATGACACATCGATGCAAGGTATCGGTAAGTTTTCTAAAATAGTAAACGGAACTTGGGTAGTTGGTTTCTATATGGATGCAGCTGAGATGCAAAATCCTATTGTCATGGGAACTCTCAAAGGTAAACCCTCTTACAAAGACAAACGTTTTGGTTTCTCTGACCCTAATGACGTATACCCCGAACAAAAAAATTCTAACTCTGGTCATGGTACGGATAAAGATGACAATGACTTTACAACAGAAACACAATTTATTGAAAGTGATGTTAATAGACTTGCGAAGAATGAAACAGATTTATCGCATACAGTACTAACAACTAAAGAAGAAGGCCGAAGCAAAACAATACCAATCGCTAATTCCGATGAAACTTTTGATGAACCAGCATCTACTTACGCAGCTGTATACCCTGACAACAATGTAATAGAAACTTCATCTGGTCACATAAAAGAATATGACGATACAACAGATGCAGAAAGAATTCATGAATATCATAAGTCAGGTACGTTCTATGAAATAGATAAGGACGGAAATAAAGTTACTAGAATAGTTGGTGACAATTATCAAATAGTCGCTGGTAAAGAATTTGTTAATGTCAAAGGTGATGTCAATCTTACTATTGACGCAAACTGTAATACTTACGTCAAGGGTGATTGGAATATACAAGTTGATGGTAACGTTATAGAAAACATTAAAGGAACTTACGATCAAAATGTAACAGGCGATAGTACAATTGACGCAAAAACAATTAATCTCAATAGCGGAACTAAAGGTGCAGCTCGTCTAGACGATCAAGTTGATACAGGCGATGACCCTGCAGGTATATCAGGTTCTGATGGTTCAAACAAAATAGAAAGTGCATCAACAACTGTAATCATTGGCGATTAATCTCTAGACTTTTTGTATAAATAATAAAAGTAGTAGGAGATTTTTTCGATGGCATCAAGACCAGGTAGATTGGGATATGACTCTCAATCAATAAATTCTAGTAATAAATCTACAAGAATATATAGAGACTTAGATTTATTCTTTAAAAAAAAGGGCACAGACTCAGATGTTGGTAGAGTCGAAGATATACAAGCCGTTAAACGTTCAATCAGAAATCTAGTACTACTTAACGAATATGAAAAACCATTCCACCCTGAAATACATGGTGGGGTGAGAGACATGTTGTTTGAAAACATGACTCCTATTGTGGCTAATATTATTGCAAGAAAAGTTGAAGATGTAATTAATAACTTTGAACCAAGAGCAAGATTAGTTTCAGTTAGAGCAATACCTAATATGGATAACAATGCTTATGAAATTAGTATATCTTTTTATGTTGTTAATGCACCTACTGAATTAGTTGATTTATCAATTATGTTAGAAAGAATACGATAATGGCAACGACTATAAAGAAAAGAAATTTAAGAGTAACAGAATTAGATTTTGACGCAATCAAATCAAATTTAAAAATATATTTAAAAGCTCAAGAAGAGTTTAAAGATTATGACTTTGATGGTTCAGGTATCGATGTTCTATTAGATACATTAGCTTACAATACACACTATCTAGGTTTCAATGCTAACATGTTAGCAAATGAAATGTTTTTAGATACAGCATCATTAAGATCGTCAGCTGTATCACATGCAAAAACTTTAGGATATGAAGTTAGATCAGCCACAGCTCCAATGGCGACAATAAACATTTCACTTAAAACAGATTCTACTTCAAAGACAATGAATGCTGGAACAGCGTTTACTACTACACTTGATGGTATTAGTTATCAGTTTGTTACTATTGCTGATGTTACAGGTGCCAAGTTTGGAAACTCTGTAAACTTTGATGCACAAAAAGTTTATGAAGGTACTTATGTCACTACAAGATATACTGTAAACACTACAGACCTAGAACAAAGATTTATATTAAGAGATAACAGAGCAGATACTTCTACACTAACCGTGCAAGTTCAAAACTCTGCCTCAGATTCTACTACAACAACTTACACAAAAGCAACAGACATAACTCAACTTGCTACTGACTCTACTGTTTACTTCTTACAAGAAATAGAAAACGGAAGACATGAAGTTTACTTTGGTGATGGTGTTGTTTCTAAAGCTGTTGATGATGGTAACATCGTTATACTAAAATACGTTGTAACTAATAAGTCAGATGCAAATGGTGCTTTCATATTTACACCACCTGCAAGTATCGATGGCGTAACTGATATTACTTTGACAACTGTTGAAAGAGCAACTGGTGGAGCAGAACCAGAAACTATTCAATCAATAAAATTAAATGCACCTTTAGATTATGCATCGCAAGGTAGATGTGTAACCACTGGTGACTATGAGGTTTATGTAAAAAGATTATTCCCACAAACACAAGCAGTTTCAGTATTTGGTGGAGAGCTTGGTTCTTACAACTCTTCAACTGGTGTAACATCAACACCTGAGTATGGTAAAGTGTTTATCTCTGTAAAATCTACAACTGGTGCAAACTTAACGTCTTCTCAAAAATCTCAATTGATTACTGACTTAGCACCTTTTACTGTTGCATCAATCACACCTGTTGTTGTTGACCCAGAGACTACAAAGTTAAGATTGAATGTAATATTTAATTACGATTCATCAGCAACTACAAAATTAAGTTCAGAATTAGTAACTCTTGTAAATACAACATTAACAGATTATAACTCTAGTACTCTACAAACTTTCAATGGACAATATAGAGCATCAGCAGTTTCTAAATTAATTGATGAGTCAGACACAGCTATTTTAAATAACACAACATCTGTAAAACTATCTAAAGATTTTACACCAGAACAAGGCACAACAAAATCTTATAACGTTGCGTTTAACAATGCAATGTTTCACCCAGAGGATGGTTATCTAAAAGCAACTGGTGGTGTGCTATCTTCCTCTGGTTTTAAAGTTGGTACGGATACAGAAACAGAATTCTTTTTTGACGATGATGGTTCTGGTAATTTAAGAAGATATGCTTTGATTGGTACAACACGTTCTTACTTTGATAATGAAGCTGGAACTATAGATTATACTTCTGGTTATATTACAATTAACAATATTAATTTTACTGCAATATCAAACGTTGATGGTTCTACATCGACTGCAATTAGATTAATTATGACACCAGCATCAAATGATATTGTGCCTGTAAGAAATCAATTACTTGA